ACCCTACACCAGTACCACACATCAAAACATACATCAGCTCGTCAAAGCTTCGAGGCGAATCAATAGCTAAGTAACTACAGTTAAAGCCTGCTACGTTATCCTTGTCAAGTGCTACACCGGCTGTCATCAAGCATCTCATGCTCGGCATAACCTCTAAGCTGTGTATAGCTTTGTATAATTTATCGGCCACTTTCCGGTCAATTTGTCCACGGTTTGTCCAGAAATCTACATAGCGCTGTACTGTCTCTTCCCATGTTTCACGCCTTGCTTCGGTCGGCATCCATCGTGCATATCGGCTTTTGTGTATAAACTGTTGGTACTGTTCCATTCTTTACTTCTCCAATTCTTCGTGTGTGTTTGTAGCTACTTGCCAACATTCTTTATAAAAGTCTTTAATGTCTTGTCGGTTTTCCCAACATACCACAAGCGGTACATAGATAGGGGAGATAATAAAAAAGCCAATTGTCTTTAGTCGTAAAATATTATTTGGTGTCATCGTTGTCACTCCAGTGATTTATTGTTTCTATAATTCCATAAGCTAAGCAGACGGTCAGTCCTAATATAAGTAAGAGTGTCATCATTCTTCAGTCTCCGTATACACATTACCAATAGAGATAGTAAAGAATGGAATCTGTAGTATCAGCCCGCTGAATGGCATCGTGTCTAGCTCTTCGTCTTTCAGTGTCCATACTGGGCGGCTGTCAACACTCTCGATGTCCAAGCCAATACCAAACCGTAGCTCAATACTCCAGAGCAGTCCCCATAAATATCCTGTCATCTTCTTTCCTTTTTATTTGTTTTCGTTGTGCCTTCGCTTTCGAAGACCTTGTTTCTTTCTTGAATTTTTTCTTGCGGTCAAACCTATCACGCCTTTCTTCTTTTCTGTCTTCCATCATAGCCAACCTAAATTCTTTGCGTTGCTTACAATAATCATAAAGCATGTGAAGATATGGACAACCCACCAGAAGGTTCGGATAATGGCAACCATGTTGGCTTGCCTGTCTGTCTCTCCTACTTTCTCACCTAATGACTTTGCCCATATCCTCCACCACTTCATCCGCCCAGTGCTCCTACTAGCTTATTTAAGTACCACTGAGCTTTCTGAACGTCCTCTAGGCTCTTGCCCTTGTAGCTGTAACGCCACAAGTATTTCATGCAGTTGCCCTTGAGGTATCCTCGGAATGCGTCACCACTCATAGACTCTTCGATAGCTTCGATGCACTCAATGCTTCCGGCGTTGTAATGTACCGGAGCATTTACAGGGTCAACCCTACCATCACTCCACTCATCGTTCTCTAGTTCAAGCTTCCAACAACCTGCAAACTCTTCAATGTCATCTAGGAAAGCTGCTTGTGGTGCAGGCTTAGTGCCATCGAATACTGTCTTAGAGTTTAACCTTTCCATATAAGATTCAAACGTAGGTTCTCCGGTAGCGGCTACCTTGTCCCAGTCTTGCGGCGTTGCGTCGTTAATGCTCATTCTTAAAGTCCTCTCGCTTCTTAGCGTTAATCCATGTGTCCGGTATACTGTCTTCACTAAACCACCGGAAGTTATTTTTATCAGCCCACTCAGCATGAGAGCGTCGTGTGCCATCTTTTCTAACCTTGGCTTGGGGCATCGGGGCGCTAGGGTTAGCAAACAAAAACACTAACTCAATCTCAGGTGGTAGAACTTTAGATACCCAGATGTACTTACTGTACTCTGCGCTGTCCCAGAACCTGCCCTTTGCTTCGAGCAATATCTTTTTGCCATCTATTTCTCTCACGAAGTCCGGCTCGTATTTGTGGTGGATAACATACTCAACCTTGTCAACGTGATGTTCCCAAGCATCTAGGATGCCGGAGTGAAGTTCATATTCCCAGTTAGAGTCGTAACCTTTTATCAAGTCTTTCTCAACTGGGCGCTTCACTCTCGCCTTCCTATAGCCTTTCCGTACCTTTGCCAAATCGCCTCCTTGCGGATGTGGTTATCGTATCTCTATCACATCCTGAATGTCTTTTAATTTAATGTCCCAGATGCTACGCTTAGGGTCTCGTCGGTGTATCTTCTTGATGTTGTTCTTTAAGTGCTTGAGACTGAAGGCACTGTTATAGAATTGCCCTCTTGCCCAGAGGTGTGTCTGCTTGGGCAGCATGTCCTGCAAGTTACTGTGTGTTACCTTCTGCGCTTCTTCTGTGTCGAGAAGCGATTGCACCCACTCCAACTGGATGCCTATCGCTCTGTTCTTTATAGACTTACTTTTCTTTCCGTTCATAGTATCTCATCTACCTTTGGTTCTACCTCTACGTGGGTTAAGTATTTATAACCTGTAGAGTATCTGAAAGTTCTAAGCCCTTCGCCATCGTTGGCATCCTTGTGGCATTCGTGTTTATACTTACACCACGTACATCCTTTAGGCAATTGCATGTTTCCTTTCTTGCCATCAGGGGTCGGATTATAGCACATTTGAGGCGGCTTGTCAAGTTTTAATTCGTCTAATAGAGAATTAATTTTAGTATCTATGTTCGGCTTGTCCAAGTCGTCGGGACAATACATACACAGCTCACCGCTTTCTTTGTTGATAACAAGGAAACCACCCTCGTCTGTGCCTTCTGCTTTCTCATAACCAGCAAGCTGTCCTAAGTAACCGAAGGGGTCGTCGTCAACCAGTGTGCCTTTCATAAACTTATTGAAGGCAAACTTGGATGCAGACTTAACGTCTACTACCTGACCGTTAATCTTACAGTCCATGTGTCCGACAATGCCGTTGACCTTTACTTCCTTCTGTTCGTCGGTGACGTTGTGACCTGCCATCCTTACAAGCATGAGTACAATCTCTTCTAACACATGACCATAGAGAAACTTAATCTGTGTCGCACCGTCTACACTACCTCGTCCATTAGGGTCACGCTTCTCGAACCACATCTGTCGGGACGGCTTACCTACATTAGACATTCGTACAGTGAAGTCAACGTCTCGTGACCGTGGTGTTGCCCAGTGTAGGATTGCTTCTTTCATTGAAGCCATCGTAAGGTCGAGTGCCTCCTCCGTAATTGGAAGAGGCTTGCCATTAGATAGGTCTCCAAGTATCTTATAGATGTCAGGTACTATAGTATTAAGCGGCTTCTGGTTCATCTTCTAACTCCTTGAATGCTTTGATTACATCAGAAGAGAATAGCTTCTGAAGATTTAACAGGTACATCTGGCTTGCTCTGTTGTCACCACCTGATACAGTCTTGAAGCTATCGAGGCGCTTAACAATCTTCTTGAGTGTCTTAGTGTTGAACACCAGTGTGCAGTATTCATCATCATCAATACATAAGTTATGGAACCAGTAGTCCGACTCTGTTGCGTCGATACCTGATGGCTTACCGTAAGACTTGTACTCAATGGCGATGTTGCCTGTCTTCATCCACATACCACGTTCTGATTTAACTTCTATCTTTTTACCTGTGAGCATCTCTTTAATTTTATCTTCACGAACTTCTCCGTATGCTAAGTCAAGGTCAAACTTCTTTCTATCTGCTTTAGTGGGTTTCATGCCAACCGTCTCCGACGTTGAAGTCCCCATCAAGAGGACAGTTTAAGTTTAAGTTTATACCTGCTTGTGCAATTGCTGCAACACCTAGTCTACCTACATCGTCAGCGGCTGATTCATGTACTTCTATCTGCCACTCATCGTGGACGTTAGCTACAAACTTAGCGTCTACTTTAAACTTATCGAAGTAACCTTGAAGAATAACTAGCGCCTCCTTCATAACGATTGCACCGGCTGACTGTAGTAGTGTGTTGAGTGCAGCGTGTTCTGACCGTACTGAAAGCTTACGACCATCGAGACCCTTTAGGAATCCTCTTTTAGCTTCTCTCTGTACTCGTTTGATAAGAGCCGCAAATGATGGGAGACTATCAAGAAATGTGTTTCGCAATTGTCTACCTCTTGCCTTACCTTGCTTAGATACAGACCCAAGTTTTGCATCTCCGGCACCGTATAAGAGTGCATAGATGAAAGTCTTTGCCTGATTTCTAGATTCAAGTCCTGCAAGTTTTTGGTTAGCTGTGTGAATGTCGCCGTTGAGGATTTCATTTGTATACTCCTTGTCGTTCATATAGTGTGCAAGCATTCTAAGTTCTAAGCCTGAAGCATCAATGCCTACCAGTTTGTTACCGGGCTTTACAGTCCAACAAGACCTGCATTCTTTACCGTAGGGTGAGTTGCTGCTAGGTATCTGAGCCATGTTAGGATGACTGTGAGTCATACGTCCGGTGACTGCACCGTTGGGATTAACATAACCTCTCACTCTACCGTCAGGCTCTACCGCTTTGAGCCAACTGTTTACCTGAGCTAACCGCTTTTGAAACATTAGATACTTAGCAATCAGTGTAGCTTCGGGGATGTCCTTAACTTTATTGAGCGCACCTTCATCAACAATAGGTTGACCAGTGGG